TGCACGGCGTCACTACAAATAAGGTATTCGGTTTGGTCTCAAACTCAGGTTCTTTTAAAACTTCATGTCCATCAATAGTATTTTGAGGATGAAGTTTAAATCGTTTAGAAGTTAATACCCCTTCATTAGGTTTCATTAACAATTCCTTTAGCAGCTAGGGCATTATCCAGAAAGGCAATCCATTCTTTGATTCGATGATCCCAATTATAAAAGTGCATAAAATGTTGTCTTTGATTTTCAATCTGTAGATGCATGGCATCGGTATATAAAATTTTTTTAATATATTTTAAAAAGGCTGCATACTCTTGAGCAAGTCTTTGAGGATCCGTATCATAAGGAACATAGATTCCATAGTCTCCACAGGTTTCCGGTAAAGCTCCAAAGTTAGTCACGACTGGAATCGCTCCAGCGGCCATGGCTTCTAATGCAGAGATACAACATGTCTCTTCCCAGATAGAAGGGTAAGCAAACACATGGCTATTTTGCATGGCATCCATTAATTTAGTGTGAGAAACATAACCAATATAATTTACATTATCCATTTGACGAGCGTGTTCATAAAGGGATTCATAATTTTTATCATTGAGTTCTTTAAATTTATCTCCATAAAGTTGAGTTGAACTATAGACATCGAGTTGAATTTCTTGATGTTTAACATGATGCATGGCAGCCAAAAGAACATTAAGTCCTCTCCAGGGTGTTGAGCAATGAATCAATCTTAAAGGTTGGTCTTTTTGGTAGCGTGCTTTTTGTCTCCACTTAATAGTAGGGAGTGCATTTTTAATGACACGACAACGAGAAGTAGGCACATTAAAATAAAGTCTATATTTTTCAAAACTCCAATGAGAATTAAAAATATACCAGTCATATTTAACATGGTTCTCCGGTTTTGAAAACCAGGGGTTAACGTTGGGTTGATCATAAGAATTTTTTAACCATAAAATATTGAGCTTTCCTTTTTGTAAAGGTTCTTTTTCAGGAACAGAGAGAGTAAGATTAATCTTATCCCAATAATGAGTAGGAAGTCTTTTCCTAAGTTCCGCCAATTGTAATTCAGTTCCACCTCGTGGCTCCATTATTTTTTCAACGTGGCACTACCTATCACTAATTTTGGAACGGTAATGGTAACGTCTCTCCTTATATCTTCCTTGACTGTATCGGTTGCAGGGTTAGCAACATCATCATTAGCTTCTTTATCTGAAGTATATTCCTTCCCTGTTTTTGTATTCGTTAAAGTAATTTCCGTATCACCTCGATATTTGGGAACAAGTTCCCCATCAATAGTAACGTGGCCAATAATTTTTCCTTTTTCTTTAAATGACATTATGTTCTATCCTGTTGCATCACACTAATAGATACATTAGCATTGGTTACGGTAGTTGTAAATTTGAGTGCATCACTCTCTTCTAAAACTAACACTGTACTAGTATCCCCTTTTAAAAATTCTACTTTACCTGCCGCTGCAGTACTAGCTGCTTTAGCATACACCACATTAGTTGTGGCACTTGAATCATATAAAGTTAAAGTCCAATCCGCCGTCGCTGATGCGTGAGCATTATACACAGAAACAGATTTAAGTAGAGCTACAGTTTCAGCTGGACATGTATAAACAGTCTTAATATTTGTAGTCGCTACTACGTCAATAAAATTTCGATATGAATTTGCCATTTCTTCTTTTCCTTAATTTACCTTAACTCATGAATAAAGTAAAGGCTTCGTACTCATCGGTTAATTGTTGTTGGTAAGTGGTATTTAATTTTTGAACCACCGAGCCTACGTTGTCCGCAAGATTCTGAACATTTTCTCTATTAAATTCAGGTCCTAATATATCTGCTATAACTTCTGCTATCTTTGCCATTATCTTCTGCCTCCTGCATGAATATCTAATCTAAAGGTTCCCATTCTCCAGCTTTCACCGGTACCTACATTACCTACTTTGATGGCAATTTGTCTAGCACGTTTACGGGTAAAAATTTGTGTGGTTGCAGTGGTACTTGTATAAGAAGTTGAGACCGATGCGCTATTTGGAAATGCTTTGGTGTTTAAATAAACTTTAGAATCTCCTGTTTGTGCTCCGTAGTCTGGAATGATTCTAGATATCCTCATCATATATTCGCCTTGACCTTGAAGACCTTCTTCTCGACTAATATCATAATCTCCGGATTCAACGTAGCCTGCAATAGCATTGGTTGTACCATCACTAAAGACTTCATCAGTTCCTTTTTCTTGTTCCCAATAATAACTAGCTCCATTAGAAATACCCAAGACGGTTGGATAAGTAGGAGCAATACCATTTTTATATTCAGTAGCGTAAGGTTTACTAAAGACTCCTTCAATCGTCCATGTGGAACGAGCTAAAGAAGATACGGTCCAGATTTGATTTTGCGGTGTAGAGTCTAGATAATTAAAAGTTACCGAACGATCTACATAATCAGAATTAGCACTAGGATAAAACCAAGTGATCTCTCCAAAGAGAGCGTTGACGGCTACATGAATTTGTTGATTGGCACTTGTATTAATATCTTCGAATACATAATCCTCAACCAAACAAGACATCATTTCTACACGACCACCATTGAATCGATAGAATCCTGTAGGTCCCATCCAATAAGCGATACCATCTACTTCAGCTGCCGAGTGTTGACTGGACATTCCACAGTTGGTTCCTACTTGTTGGAAACCAAATGTTAAAGGAGGTCCAATAAACTTCATGGTATACATTGCAGTATCCGACCATAAATAAACAGCGGTCTTTCCTACAATCCCACCAATTAGTTTAGATCCATCTGTTAATCTTTGACTACCCGCAGTGTTAGTTGCTGTAGGAGTCCATTCTGTAGTTGAGTTTTGATTGGACCAGCGCACAAACATATCATCTTGAGTGTCTGCGTCTTGTAATGTGGTCTCAGTTCCTATGCATACTAAGTGACGATCCGGTGTAGATAAAACTAAATCTCTTGAAGCCGTGGGAACTTCAGTTCCACTTACAGCTACCGCTCTTACTTCTAAATTAGGGATAGAAGGTTCCCATTGAAATATTTTTTTATTATGTACTAAAGCGATTAAATTTTCACCATAGTTAATCAGTCTCCATTGACCTGGTTCAATTACAATATTAGAACTCGTGCTCGCACTACCCCAACCTACATAATCACTGGCATCATAAGTAATAGTTCCACTAGAGTGAGCCGCGGTCGCTGTTCCGTTAGTCCCTCTGGTAATTCCATTTAAAGTATTACTGGTAATTCCCGTATAAGTAATCAGTTCACTTTCTACTAGAATGGTTCCTGAACTACTAAACCCACTAGCGGATGTTAAAACAATATCGGTTCCTGATCCACCGGTTCCATAGGTGTCATTAAGTAAAGCTCCATTTAAAGTAGTTTGAGTTGTAGGTGTAGTAATACCACCAAAGGTATTCGTACCCCATCCATAGCCATAACCTTGACTAATGGGTCCAATGACATAATAAAATTTAACTGTTGTACTTCCACCACTGGCTGAAGAACCAGCACTAGTGAATTCACAAGTCATGGTTGTTGCACTTGGAACTGATTTTACTTCAAATAAAGCATCTTCAAAATCTGAATCGGTTAAGCCGGTGCCTGTTGGAAGCGTAACGGCATCGAGTAAAATAATATCTCCTTCTTCAGCTCCGTGAGCCGTGCTCGTTGTAATTGTAAAAGTGGTTGTACCATCAAAGGTAAAGGTTGCAGACGCTTGTTCACGTCCTGTATCGAGAGGGGTAATATCATACACCGCTCCTTCATAATAAATATAAAGACACTTATTGGTCCCAATCGCTGCGTATCGGTTACCGGCTAAATCGACCCAGGTATGTTGATCACGGCCCGCGCCTATAAGTTTAGAGCTAACAAGCTGTTGCCATCCTCCGACTTTTTCAGGAAAGCCATAACGAAAACGAGCGTAATCTGCATTCACCCATTTAAATTCTGCGCCTGTATCTGAGGATTGTTTATCTAATCCAGGTTCTAATCTGATCTTATGTAGCATAGAAAAATCCGTTTAAGATACAAATATACTATATCTTTGTGGATATCAACCACATCTTATTTAGGAATTCCTAGCTTAGGCCGTCCATCATAGAGATTTTTATTACCAAATGGACCATCTAGATTATTATAATGAAGAAAGGTTTGAACACATACATCGCCTTCAAAGGGTTCACGCCAGTGCTCTAGATCACAACCACTATAGACTAACATATCACCGGGGTTTAAAGTAATCGAAACTCCTTGAGGAGCATCAGGTTTTATGATGTTTTTCTTTTCATTAATGACGTTATTCGTTCCCGTCGGGTCTATAAATATAGGCCAAGGATTTCCTCCTAAAGCCAGGGTAGTAGAAATTTCACAACTAGGTCTATCCTTATGTCTTTTTAAAATATCTCCTTTTTTATAGGCTCTCGCATAAGTATAACAGGGAATAAGGTTTAAGCCCGTTTCTTCTTTCATAGCGGGAAGTACTTTCATCATCAGAGTTTCCATAAATATATCGGCATAACAAGAAAAGGTTCCCCAAACTTGGTCATCTTCCCAAGTTCCAAAACCGGGTGTCACCTTAGAGATATAGTTACTTTTCATCATCCAATCTACGGCTTCTCTTTTTAAAAGAAAATAATTAAAAGCAAAATTAGCCAGCTCAGGTGAGATGACTTGTTTCATCACAGAATATTTTTTCTCTTTAAAACTCATCGTTGTATAAAATTAAAGGATACTGAAATCCTTGATTCCTTCGTGTTATTAGTATGTACTTCATGCCACAGCCAAGCAGGAAACACAATGATTCTTCCTTGGACAGGATTATAACTTACTTTTTTCCAATAGACGTTAGGTAAATCTTTGTCATTTTGTCTAGGTCGGATAATCAATGGACCCGGTCTCGGTTCAAATAATTCTAAATAACCACTCGTAGCTTCTTTATTGTTAGGCACTTTAACATAATAGACTCCTGAAAAAAGAGCATTCGCATGATTATGAGATTTATTATAAGCGCCCGGTGGATTAATATTAGCCCACATATTTCCCATTGAAACACTTGGTTCTAATTGTTCTTTTTTAAATATCTCTTGCACCATATTAAATAATATCGCCATGAGTTGTTGATACTCAGGTTTATTGTGCATCGTTGTGGGGCTATGCCATCCCCCATAATTAGTTTTTTTTACCCCTTTGGGATTCTCTTGTTGCCACT